GAGGGCCTACCCAACGCCTGAGGCCGCATGGGCGGCGTGCGACCGGGGCGACTGGATGTTGTGGGTTGCCGGGCGTCTGGCGGGTCCGCCGGGCGACGCATCGCGCCGACCGCTGGTCGCGGCATCCTGCGAATGCGACCGGCTGGCGCTGCACCTCGTCCCGAGAGGCGAGGAGAGGCCGAGACTCGCCAACGAGACGGCCGAGGCGTGGGTCCGGGGAGAGGCTACGCTGGATCAGGTCCGCGCCGCCGCCACCGCCACCGCCGCCTACGCCACCGCCGCCTACGCCGCCACCGCCACCGCCGCCTACGCCACCGCCGCCTACGCCGCCACCGCCGCCGCCAGAGCCGCCACCTTGGGCCTCTGCGCCAATATCGTCCGACGGCATTATCCGGCGCCGCCGAAGCTGTAGCCCGCCCCCCCACCGGCCCCCTCCCGCGAGGGGGCCGCACGAGGGGCGCCAGAAGGGTACTGAAATTCTCTTGACTACCTGCCTTTCGGTGCTATACTGAAAGTAGATGAGCTTTCAGGAGGTCATGTGAACCTGAAACGCGAAGGGCTGGACCAATGGAAGGTCGGGATCGTCCGCGACCGGCTGGAAAAGATCAACAGACGCGCCGAAAAGCTCGGAGTCAGACCCCTGAGCCTGTCTGTGGTCGAGCATCCCCTGACCGACGAAATCTCCGGCCGGGTGACGATCACGGCGGATGTGGCGGTGACGGGCGAGGTCCCAGCACTGCCCGGCTGGGAGCTGCTGGCGGTCGTCTCGACGCTGGAGGGCGGGGTAATCGTTCGGACCCTCCCCGGCGTCGAGGGCGACTTCTCCTCGTTCCGAGCCGACGCTGCGACGTGCGATCATTGCGAGACGGTGCGCCGTCGGACGGATACTTTCCTCGTGCGGCACGTCTCGGGCGGAATCAAGCGAGTCGGCCGTGATTGCCTCAAGGACTTCACCGGCCATGATCCGGCTGGAGTCCTTTTCTTCGCAGAACTGGCCGATTCGTTGTTCGACGAGGATTTCGGGTTCGGGGGTGGGGGCGACGAAGCCTTCGACCTGAGGGTCTTCCTCGCTCACGCGGCGGCCGTCATCAACGACTTCGGATTCGTGTCAAACGCCAAGGTCCGCGATAATCCGTCTCTTCGCTCATCGTCCGACGCAGCCGTTGACCGGCTCACCAATCCTCGCCAATCCCGCCCGCTGACCGACCGTGACGCCAAACTGGCCGAAGAGACGCTCGAATACCTCAAGCGGCTGTCGGAGCGCCCCGAAGCCGGACTCTCAGACTTCGACCGGAACCTCGTGGCCGTCTTCAAGACCGGCTACGTTCAGCGTCGGACGTTCGGATTGGCGGCGGCGGCCGTCAATTCCCTCCAGCACGAAAAGGCCAAGGCGGCGGAACTGGCCGGGATCAAGGACGAACATTTCGGGACGGTCGGGAAGCGCGAGACGTTCACCCTGGCCCTCAAGGCGGTTCGCCATTACGAGAGCCTGTATGGTCCGGGAGTCGTTCTGAAGTTCGCCGACCCCGAAGGCCGGGAAGCGGTCTGGTTCACGGGGCACGGTCTTGATTTTGACGTCGGCAAGACCTACACCGTCAAGGCAACGGTCAAGAGTCATGGTGATCGCAACGGACGGAAGCAAACGATTCTCTCTCGGGCCAAAGTTCTTTAGACTACCTCGGATCGAAGGAGGATAAAATGGCGATGATGGTACGGTACGCGGTCAGTCCCTATCACGGGACGTGGGTTCGATTTTCCGTCCCGGAAGGAGCGGAGGACGAAGTGGGGCGAAGGCTGAGGAAGGCTTACGCTCGCGGACGGAATCCGCTGTGCGGGGCGCTACTGGGGACGCGCTGCCCCTGCAATCGAGAGTACCACGTCCAGAAGCGGGCGGGCCGTCATACGATCCAGATTACCAGCAGTCCCGAACAGTTCTGAAAGGAGTCCGAAAGTATGGGGTTCATCGTTGTAATTCCACGGTTCGGACGGAAGGACGATGTTGATTACATCGGCTCTCGGGCGGGTTGGAGTTGGGATTCTGAAGCCGGGAAGTTCTATCGGGATGGAACGTCGGTGACGCGAAGCTCTCCCGGAGTGACGAGGGATCGGGACAAGGCCATTGTCTTCAAGACGCACCGAGCAGCGGCCCGGCAAGCATCGAAGTTCCATGACGCCGAAGTCAAGGAGATCTGAAGTGGCTTACACGCTGGCGCTTGTCGAACCTCGTCATGTTTCTTCTCGGCCGCAACGAACTTGAGGGCACGCTTGAGGGGGAGGTTTAATTCTCCATGAAACAGGGTAGACCAATGAAGAGAGAGTCCGAACGCTTCTGGAAACGGGCGGACAGCAGGGCGAAAGTTTCTTAGAATATCTTGAACCGTCGAAGGGAAGAAGCTAGGCTTCGGCGCGAACAAAGGAACGGAATGAATCGTCTCGGCGTCAGGATTGGATCAGATTGCTGAAATTGCGGTAGAGACCGGGCCATGATCTACCTGCTGTCGAGGCTGCTGGGACTTGGGATCTACGAGCGACGCGGAGGCTGGCCGGAATCCGCTGCCCAACGGTGGGCGGTAATGCTCGCCATCGCGCTATTCTCAGGCTGCGGATCGGAGGAGGCCCCTGCTCTAGTGCCGAGCGCGGGTCATATCTCCAGATCCGAGTTTCACGGAGAGGAGGGCGTGGTGGCTTCAGATTTTGTGGTAGTGCTGCGGACGGTCGAGCACGACGATCACCGCTGGGTGATCGCGACGACCAGTCAGGGTATCAGTGCATTGCATCATCCGGATTGTCCGAGATGCGAGCCGAAGGAGGCCAAGCCGTGACGGAGATCGAGCAGGCCGCGCTGCGCTGGATCGGGAGCGGACCCCGTACATGCTCGGAGCTAGGAAGTTTGCTGTGGGGCAGGATGTCACGGACGCCACAAAGTTACGCTCGCCCCGCCGGAAGGTTGCTTTATCGTCTGCTGAGGCGTGGCCTCGTGGTGAGATACTATCGTGAGCCGCATTTCGTCTGGGCGCTCGCCCGGCGCAAGGAGGCCAAGTCGTGACCAGAGAAGAGAAGATAGCCAACTACCAGAGCATCGTTGGACAGGTCACGCTTGTCGCAGAGCATCTAGCTGAACTGGACCTGCCGAGCATATTGCGTGACATCGAGCGGGCCGAGACGCTAGGACCGTTCCTTGACCCGACGCTGGCTCGTCAGAAGTGGCAAGCGATGATGGAGGATAAAGAGCTGCTGGAGGCTGCGCTGCCTCTGAGCGAAATGGGCTTACGGGTAAAAGACGAACTCCAGCGTCGCAAGGAGGCCAAGCCGTGAAGCGCAAAAAGCGCATCGTCCTGTGGGCTGCGGTATGTGCGGGTTGAGACATTCAAGCTCGTGATCGCGCCGATCACGAGTCCATTGATAGGCGTTTTTCTTTCAGAATTCCGAAGAAAAGGAGGCCGTGATGAAGTGCAAGTTCAGGAAGTGCAAAGGCCCGGTCTATTCGAGGGGACTCTGCCGCGTGGATTACAACGCGGTCCAGTACCTCATTCGCCACGGCAAGACGACGTGGGCCGAACTCGTCAAGAAGGGTCTGGCCCTTCCGCCGGTCAAGCCCGGAAGGAAGCCGGGGAAGATCGCCAAGGCGCTCGGGCGATGAAGCTCTACACCGGCTACAGGACAGTTGACGGCTGCGTTGTGCTGGTAGACGGCCATCCGCTCGACCCGAGGTTGGATGTGATGAGTCATTCGCCTACAGGATTCGAATGGGGGTATCTCGGGAGCGGTCCGTCGCAACTGGCGCTGGCGATACTTCTCGATCATTTCGGAGGGAAAGGGAAGCAGCGGGCGACTGAACTTTACGGCACATTCCTTCATCGGGTCGTGTCAAACTTCGCTCGCCGTGGCTTTGCTATCGACTCGAAACAGATCGAGCTTTGGATCAAGAAGATCGAGGACGAACGGGCGTGAAGCAATTCGTCTTATTGCTCTGGCGGCTGCCGTGGGAAATCCTGAGACTCGGTTATTCGAGACAGTTCGCTTATTGGAGGCTGTTTCGGTGAGGCGGCGCTATGCAACGGGGGCCCAGCTGGACCGACATCGGGCGATCCGGGCGAAGCTCGCCGGACTGCTCGGGGCAAAACCGATGCGGCTTCCCGGCCGTGTCAATTCGGCTTTCAAAAATAACGAAGGAGAGACGGTTGCTTTCGCGGACGTTCGATCCCGCAGTCAAGCGTATTATGAGATCATGGTCGATGCGCGGACTTGGGAAGCCCTTCAAGAGTTTTCGTTAACCGGCGTCCCTACGTTCGTGATCGTCGAGATTCCGACCGGGATCTACGGGCTGGATGTGAAAGGGATTCGACCGAGGTTCGGGATCGGAGGCCGGGCGGATCGGGGCGACCCTTCGGACCGCGAGCGGTGCGCTTATCTGCCCTTCCATCTTTTCGAGAGATTGACCGATGGCCTCGGAGATTGATCTGCTCCAAGGCGATTGTCTCGAACTCTTGAGGGAGTTTCCAGAAAACTTCTTCGATTCGTGCGTTACCGATCCTCCCTACGAGCTTGCATTCATGGGCCGATCTTGGGATACCCAAGGTATCTCCTTCAGGCCGGAGACCTGGAAGACGATTCTTCGAGTCCTGAAGCCCGGCGCTCACTTGCTCGCGTTTGGCGGTTCCCGGACATTTCACCGGATCGCCTGCGCGATTGAGGACGCCGGATTTGAGTTGAGGGACAATCTGTGCTGGCTTTTTGGGTCAGGATTTCCGAAATCTATGGACGTGAGCCGCGCAATCGACCGGGAGGCGGGGGCGACTAGACGAATTCTCGGGCCGAAGATTCACGGTGACGGGAAACTGGCTCATGCCGTGAAGGCAAGTAAGAGCAAAAGCCTGTCCGGGCCAACAGTCCACCCAATGATGTCGGAACCAGCTACCGACGCGGCGCGGAAATGGAGCGGATGGGGCACAGCTTTGAAACCAGCATACGAGCCGGTCCTGCTCACCCGTAAACCAATCTCTGAAAAAACCATCGCGGCGAATGTCCTGAAGTGGGGAACCGGCGGAATCAATATCGACGGGTGCAGAATCTACGCGCCGGGTGGAAGTCCGGCGGTCCAACGGCGAAAGTACACGGTCCGACCCAACCCACGAACGGCCGCCGAATCCAACGCCATCGGAAGGATCGAACGACGCGGCGATCCTGAGAAGGTGATGATCCCGAGACCGTCCGAATCCGTCGGACGCTTTCCGGCCAATCTCTTGCTATCTCATTCGCCTGATTGCCGGGAGATTGGCACGAAGAGGGTGAAAGGTTCGGGCAGCAAGCCATCGAGCGTAGGCAGAGGCAGGAACGGAAATTTCTCGAAAGGAATCTACGGAGCCAAGGCGTCGAAAGTTACAATTTCTCACGTCGCTCAGGACGGAACCGAAATCGTGACGGCGTGGGCTTGTGTCGATGGGTGTCCAGTACAGGAGTTGGACTGGCAAAGTGGCGAAGTGGGCGCGTTTTCGCCCGTAACAGGGCGGGAGCCGACAGCCTCGGGATTTTCCGGGGCCGTCTATGGGTATGGCGGTGTCAAGCGTTCAGCGCGGGCTCCGTTCTATGAAGATTCTGGTGGGGCTTCGCGCTTTTTCTACTGTACAAAAGCGTCGAGGCGGGAAAGAAACGGCGGAATGAAGCCCGGCGAAAGAGGCGGGGGCCGGGTGAGAGTTGAGGATTTCAACATCCACCCAACCGTGAAGCCCCTCAAACTCATGCGCTACCTCGCCCGACTGGTGACGCCCCCCGGCGGCGTAGTACTGGACCCGTTCGCCGGAAGCGGAACTACAGGACTCGCGGCTAGGGCCGAAGGATTCGAGTCGGTCCTAATTGAGCGTGAGGCCGAATACTGCCGGATTATCGAGCGGCGCTGTGGGCTCTAGGTCTTCTTGGCGACTCGTCGGGGAGTTCAGGTGCGGAATCTGTGGCGCTAGAACGGCCGCCTTTCGTCGTGGGCGACGGATCGAAGGCCGTGGGCTTCGGCACCTAGAGACTTGCTCCGGCTACCAAGACCACTTCAGATACGGGGAACGGTGGAAGCCTTCGGTCCCGATTGAGTTCAGGCCCTTGCAGGAATTATCTTGAGATTGTCTTGACTTTCCCGCCTCCTGTGCTACCATGAGGGTAGATGAATACTTTCAAGGAGGTCGGAATGAATCGCTGGCCTAAGTTTGAGGAGACGCTGGCCGAGTTCAAGGGCGAGATCGTCGCCAAGACCGGGGCGTATTTCGTGGGGCTCGAAGAGCGGCCGGAGCATCCTGAGAGGTCCTATTTCGTCTGGAAACAGACCCTCCGGGGGCGTCCGGACTTCGCCTCGACCAAGAGCCGCGAACAGGCCGACAGGATCGCCCGGTTTTGGATCGAGGATCTCGCCAAGCGCGAGGCGGTGAAGGCGGCCCGTGCCAACGAGCGGAAGGCCCGCCGCGAGGCCCTCAAGGCCAAGGGCCACAACGTCAAGATCGGTGACGTGTTCGTTTGGTCTTGGGGCTACGAACAGACGAATATCGACTTCTATGAGGTCGTGGAGGTCAAGGGCTGGACCGCGACGATTCGCAAGATCGCCGAGCGTGGCTTGGCCTCCGAAGGCTGCGGCCCATTCTCTGGGCGAGTGACGGCCGAGAGGGGCCGGTTCATTGGGGAGCCCGAGAAGAAGATCATCCGGCTGACGAACTCCGGCGAGCCCTACCTCTCTAAAGAGTTCGGCTGGTGCGGACTCTGGAACGGCGAGCCGAAGTATTGCTCTTGGGGACACTAAGACACGAATCCCTCTCTCCCGGAGGGCGGAAGGTTGACGGCCTTCCGCCCTTATTTTTTTTGGAGGCTTGACACCGGCCTTGCCGAAGTCTAGGCTCCCCGGTCATGGAAGGCGAGGAGCTTTCCGTTCTGGTCGGTGATCCGACCCCGGAGAGAGTAGACCGAATCCTGAAGATCGCCTTGGGGGATCTCCCCGTCGCCCTCCGAACCGCCGGAGTTTTCAACGGGCATTCCGAGGCCGTTGGCTCACGAGTACTTGAAGCAATCTGGAGGTTGTGGATTCCCGAGGCGCGAAGGCGCTTGGCGTCCGGAAGTTGGACGCCGGAATGTCTGAGGTCCAAGCTCCGAACGGCCCTGATTCAGTACGCCCGCACGAAACGCATAGACGAGCAACGCTCCGAACTCTCCCTTCGCTCCGCTCTTGACCGGCTCAAACGAACGCCTCCGACGAACGACGAAAGTTTGGCCGAACCCGATTGGGGAGTCACCAGAGACGAGGCCCGAGTCATCCGCAAGATTCGACACAACAAGGCGGTGCGGAAAATGCTCAAGAACCCAGACCGGAAGCTCTTGAAGCGTGGGGTCCAGACGATCTTGCTCTTGTTTCGGGCAACCGATGGCCGGGCGTTCCGGCCGGGGGTCTTCAGGAAGAAGTGTTCGCCCGGGAGGTTTCTCTGTACCTTGCTGGAGACGTGGGCCGGTGAATGAGCCTGAAGCCAAACCCTACGACCGGCGAAGGGACGGCCGCTACCTCGGGACTGCCAAAGACGCCCGCATGATCGCCGAAGCGATCATCGGCAAGAAGGAAGTCCCAAGACCCCGAAGGAAGAGAACTCCGCTTCGAGAACTCGCCCGATACTACGCCGACGCGATCACGCTACAGGCGCTCTACAGGCTGGAGCAGCTTGTGCAAGATCCAAACACGGCCGCGAAGGACGTTGTTTCGATTCTTACGGCGGTCCGGGAACATTACGACTGGGCGAAGGCCAAGGAGCAGGAGAAGCTCTCAGCCCGGCCCGCATGGAAGACGAGAGCAGGCCAGACCCAGCCGGACGTGCCTGACATGAAGCGATTCGACCGGGAGGCGGGAATTGAAGCCGACGCGAGATAGAGGCCCCGACTTCGATTCCCGGGTGGACGTGATTCGGCACTACGCCCGCGTCGGTGTCAAGACCGATCAAGAACTCCGGCGGCTGGCTGCCGCCATCGTTGGTGGGCCGTGGCTCTGGCATTCCCTTTGCCCGAGCCATCAGACCCCGTGGGAACTGATTCGGTCTGTCTACTTCGGCGAAGCGGACGAAACGCTCGGGATCGGCCCCAGATCCGGCTACAAAACCCAAAGCGTCGGGCTGTTGAACGCGCTCGACATCATCACCCGGCCGGGGGTGCAGATCGCGCACGCTGCCGCGACGCTGCCTCAAGCTCAGCGGGGGCAACAGTGGACGACGAAGTATTTGTTCTCCGCGCCCGTCGTAGCTTCCGGTATTCTGGAAGGGGCAAAGCCGCTGAAGTGGCGGACCCAACTCAAGAATGGTTCGATCATTGAGGTTCTACCGGCAACTCCGACCGGCTTAAATTCTCTTCACGTCCAGCTTCTAAGACTCGATGAGTTTGAGTTGGTCAAGTCCGACATCCTGGACGAAGCTCGATTGATTCCGCAGAGTTTCGACGGTTACAGCCGCTCGATCCTGTATTTCTCAAGCCGGAAGTTCCGCGATGGAAACGTTGACCGGATGCTCTATGATCGCCGCAACGCAGGGGTGAAAAAAGTGGTTTGGTGCGTGGGCGAAGTTGTGGAGGGATGTCTTGAATCCCGGAGGGGGGCGGACGAGGAAATTTACGAGAACGTCGAGGACTACACCGATCCGGCCGCACCGCCACTCACCGTCAAGGCGTTTACGAACTGCGGGAAATGCGTTCTGCTCCCCGACTGTCGGGGTACGTTCGCTCGGGCGAGGGGCTGGACCAAGATTGACGACGTTGCGGCCGAGTTCAAGAGCGTGGACCGGGTGACGTGGATTTCTCAGAAGCGTTGCCGGAGGGTCGAGAGGAAAGGTGGCCGGGTTTTCCCGAGATTCTCTCGACTTCTGAATGTCCGGCAGTTGGAGCCGGAGCCGGGGCCGATCCGTATGGTTGTCGACTTCTCCGGTGGTGTCGCGCAGACGGCGGTTCTGTTCTATCAGACGGTCAACGGAGCCGCTTGGGTGCTGGCCGAATACACTTCGAGAGGGACGGGGCCGGATCAAGACGTGCCGAACGTGGAGGCGATCTTGGCGGATCGCTTTCCGGGCCGTACCGTCGAATCCGCGTTCGGGGATTCCGCCTCGCCGTTGATGATCGACGAATGGAACCGGCGGACGAACCTCTTCACGCTTACTCCGGTTCACAAGCTCAGGACCAAGGCCGAAATGGTCCGGGTGCTTGGGGCGCTCATCGAACCGGCCGGGGGAGGCACGAAGTATTTCGTCGATCCGTCTTGTGAGACGCACATTGAGGAGCTTCTCGGGTTCCGCAAGCGCGACAAGATCCAAGACAACAGACCGAAACACGAGGAGTTTGACGATAAGAATGTTGACACTGTGGACGCCGCGTTGTATTTAGCTCTTGACGTGAAGCCGGAATCGACCTACGACGATCTTCCGGGCGCTCGGGTGATCTCTACCGGGACCGATGCCGTCGTGGATTCGGAGGCCCCGCCTGATCCGAACGCCGTTCCGACACTGACCTACGCGGATTATCTGGGGGAGAAGTTCCAACGCCTCCTTCGGCGCAGCCGTGACAAATAAAGGCCATAGCCCGAACGGAGCCGAACTGCTGACGACCGGCCGTTACGAATCCGTCGCCCCGGCCGAAAGCTACATCGAGAAGCTCCATACCATCGAGGGCGACGGCCGCCGGTGGGAGGAACTCCCCTCTCCCCCCGCTCCGGGAGTGACGCAGGAAGACTTTTCGACGATCCTGACTCTCTACACCGCGAACCCGTGGATCTACGCGGCGGTCAACCGGACTTCCTCGGCCGTCTCCAGCGTCCGGCGGATCTTCTACGAGATCGGGCCGGACGGTCAGAGGAAGCGGTCCAAGACGACAAAGCTCCAAAGGCTTCTTGACCGCCCGAACCGCTGGCAGGTGTGGGAAGACCTCATCGAACAGACCGTAATCGACCTGCGGATGTTGGGCTGGTCCTATTGGGAGAAGGTCTTGACGCCGGACGGAAAGACCGTCGCCCTCTGGAGACTCCGGGCGGATCGCGTCAAGCCGATTCCCGATCCTGATACCTATTGGAGTGGGATCGAGTTCTACCGGACACCGACCGACGTGATTACGCTGGGCCTAGACGAGTTCCTGAGCTTCCGCCAATGGTCGCCGATTTCCGATTATTACGGCGTTTCGGGGATGTTCGCCGCTCAAACCCCGGCGACGTGGGATCTCTACGGCCGGGCTTGGAATACCTCGGTGTTCCGCAACGGCGCGGCGGCCATGCCCGAAGGGGTCTTCCTGACGAAGAACCGGCTTGACGAGACGACCGAGAAGCGGATCAAGGCCGCGATCAAGAACAAGATCGGACACCCGGACGTTTGGCGAGACATTCTGATTCTCGATAATGGGCTGGAGTTCAGACCTACGGCGGTAAGCGCCCGCGATATGCAGTTCGTCGAATTGATGGGCCAAGCCCGCGATCAAATCCTTGCGGCGATGGGGGTTCCCCCCGCGATGGTCGGGGTTCCCGTCGCCGGTGGGCTCGGGGGTTGGAGGGAGCAGCGCCAGCAGTTCTATCAGATCACCGTACTACCGCTCCTCCGCAAGATCGAGTCAACGATCAACCGTTTTCTCGCGCCCGAGGGCGAGGCGATGGCGTTCGACCTCTCCGACATCCTGAGCCTCATTGAAGACCTCGACTCAATCGCCTCTCAGTCGGAACGGCTGGTGACGCGAGGGATTAGGACGATCAACGAGATTCGGGAGGAAATGGGACTGGAGCCGACCGAGTGGGGCAACGTTTGGTGGGCTCCGCTGGGCCTCGCCCCCGTGGAGGCCCCCGGCAGGCCCGCACGACCCGAGGGGTTGGGGGGCGGTCCGCAGCAACCCGGAGCTTCTCCGGTTCCTGCACGGCCGCCCGTTCCGGGAATCCCCGCCCCCGCCCCTCAGCAGAAGACCCGGAAGCTCGCCGCCAACGAAGACGGAGAAGCCAGAGTTGAAATCCTGCGGGCGACCCAGCGCGGAATCCGGCCAAGCATGGCCCGGAGGATTGCGGGCCGCTATCGTCGGGCGCTCGATGAAGTCAGGACCGGGATCGTCCAGCGTTTTCGGGATACTGTGGCTGGAAGCAGGATCGTCAAGGCGGAACCCGAGGAAGCCTTCAGTCTGCCGTCCGATTTTGTTCCGCTGGACGAAGGCCAGTTCAAGGAATTCATGGCCGACATGATGGGGCCGGAAATCAAAGACCAGACGCGCAGGGCCGCTCGTGCCATAGCGTCCGCGTTGGAGATTTCATTCAAAGATCCCGTTGGGGACGGCCGTTTCGAGAAAGCGTTTGACGACTGGAAAGAGCTTCGGATGGGCTCCAGTGGCCGGACCATCACCGACCGCGCTCTCAAGACTATCGAGGAGATGAAAGGCGAAGACCTCACGGCCGAACAGGCCATCGAGCGGTTGGGCCGGGCGCTGGATGACGAAATGGAGCGGAGGGTTGCGGACCTTTCGATTTCGGACGCTACGACGTTTGGAAACGTCGCGGAAGTGGTCGAGGGCGTGGCCGGAGGCTTCACTCACAAGATGTGGGTGACCCAAGAAGACGCCTCCGTTCGCGGAGTCGCCCCGACTCCCGGCGAAGATCATTCCGTAATGCACGGGGTTGTGGTCAAGATCGACGATTTCTTTTCCGTGCCGGGGCGTGGGCAGGAATATCTAATGTTTGCGCCCGGCGACCCGAACGGAGGTCCAGAAGTGACTTCCCGGTGTCGGTGTTCTTTGGTTCTTTTGCGTCAAGACGAAGCTGAGGCGCTTGAGGCCGGATAGCCATGGATCTTCGGATTTCGCATCAAAGCAGGATCTTTATTACCGCGACTATTCATGGCTCTGATTCGGGAGAGATAGAGCAACTGCCGTCTACGAAGATTTGGATTTGGTTTTCTCGTGCGGTTGATCGGAAAGCGTAGGACCAAACTTGCTTGCTTGTTTTTAAGAATCAAAAACCGCTTAATCTGTCTGATAAGATTGCGGGCTCGTTCGGCATGGACTTGAAAAACATAAATCGTATTCCAAAGCGGTTTGTCGGGATAAAATCGCTCGTGGATCGAACCAAACCCTATCCATCGTTTCACAGTCTTACACACTTTCTCGGAACCGATTGTGATAAGCAGGGCAGGAGTAATATAGAAACCCGTATTTTTGTTGTAGTTGGCTTTCCTGAGAGTGATCGTTCCTTCTCCGTCAACCAGTCCCGCAATATAAGCACTTTGAACTGGAGACAATTTCCGAACCTTCAGTCCAAAACGCCATCTTGCCCAACAGAGTCTGGTGCAAAATTTTTGCCGATTTCTTCTCGTAAGAATCGGACTACGACACGCTTGACAGAGTATCCGTTTTATGGGCCGAATCTTAGTCGCTCTGAAGCAGCGTCGAGAACAGAATTGCCGTTTTTGTTCGTTTCTCGAACCAGCAATGACCTCAAATCGACGACTACACCGAATACAGACCTTCTCGACTCTTTTGCGTCGGGCCGATGTGTTGGAGCAGGTCCGGGAGCAATACGGCGGAGTGTAGTCTTTGTGTTTTCTGGATCGCTCGAAGACTGCACCGCAAAACAAACATTTGAACATGACAGAGGGAACTATACCGTTAAAATCCCGGCGTATCAAGAGGTTTTTTCGTGAGCCTCTCCCTCTACGATCTGACGCCGACCGTCCTTCGAGTTCTGGACGACCGGGACGTTGAGACGCTCGACCATCGCGCTCATAAGGTCTGGACCAACGACATTCGGGCAATCGCCAACGATCATCGGATCGGGAAGCTCCTCTCCGCTCTCGCCCGGAGCCATTCGATGATTGTCAAAGAGCTAAGGCGTCGGGGACTCCAGCACGAAGACCGGGAAGACGGGCTCGACGAACTCTCGAAAGTCACCACCCCGTTGGGTGAAGTGCTTTCGACTCCCGTAGGGATCGAGGGGCTCCCGGCGATCCGCGTTACCGCCGAAGAGGGGGCGCAAATCGCGGATGGCCGGTTCGATTCGTTCGCCCTGCCCGATACTCCGAAGGCGTTGAGTCTGGTTGGCATGGGGCAGGGGGTGAAGGCGGTTCTGATTGCGGGGGGCTTTGCGACGGGACGGTTGGCGCTCTCGGCCGAAAGCAGGGAAGTTCCGATGGAGCGGATTGGGGAGCGGACACTCGATCTTGAAGGACCGGGTGAACCCCGTAGAGTAGTCGGATTCAGCTTCGATCCCTTCCTCGTCCCGGTCAAGGCCGAAGCTGAGATCGAAGGCTCGATCTTCTGGCCCGGCGAGGTTTCCTTCTCCGGCGTGCCGCAGGTCAAGGCGATTCACCAGCTTCCAACTCGGGACGTGACGCCGAAACTTCTGATGACGCTTTCAGACAGGACGCTCGAAACGCTGGACACGATTCTTCATTCCCGACACAAGCGATTCGAGGAGGAAGGGAAAGAATCGGAGGATCTGGTCAACGCCCATCGGTTCGTCATTGACGAAATGAAGAGGCGCAAGGTCAAGCACGAAGAAGCAGGGGACGCTTTGGATCGGGCCACGGCCGAACTCTCCAAAGAAGCGGCGCTTCATGGCGCTCCGACTCCTGTAGTGGACGAAGAGCGGCTTCGGGCGCTCCACAAGGAACTTCCCGAGTCAATCGTCGTGACGCCGGAATTCGTCTCCCTGACCGGCTCGTTCGTCTATCCGCACAAGGATGGGAGTCCTCCAAGGGACATCGATGTCGTGTATCGGGCCAATTCCGAAGCTCTCGGACTTGGAGGGCTGGCTCTCAAACTGGAGCGGGCGTTCAAGGCGCTGGTCGGTCCGGTTCCCCTCCAGCATATCGCCGAACCTACCGGCCCTTGCTGGACGTTCGCTCCGCTCTACGACCTTGTGCTGGTCAAACGACCTTTCGGAGTCGAGCCGGTCCATGAGGATTTCGCCCGGTTCATCAAGACGGCCGTGACGCCGAAACAAGCCTTCGAGTTCGCCAAGCCGGGGCTGGAGTTCTACTCGGCGCAGCCGCTTCGAGTTCTCATGGATCGCTGGGGCGCGAAAGCTCTGGAGGCGGGGGCGGTATATATACAGCCGAAGGCCGATGGTTTCAGCATGGCGATTGTCAAGGATGGGAACGAGGTCAAGATCCTGACCGAGAGCGGCCGGGATAGGGCGGGCCTCTTCCCGGGGATCGTTGCTTGGGCCAGACGATTCGAGGATGATTTCGTACTCATGGGCGAGTTTGTCCCGCTTGAAGACGGCGAGCCTGTGCCGAGACAAGAAGGGATCTGGACCATCGTTGCGAACGAAAGGCCGGAAGGCGCAAGTGTCCGGGTCTTCCTCCACGATCTTCTGTACCGTGGGGAGCGAAGCCTTTCCGGCGAACCCTATTCGGAGCGGTGGGCCGAACTGAATCAGATTTTCGGCAAGGCGGCCAAGGCCGGAGACGACGAAATCGAGGTGATCGAGAACAGGATCGCCGAAGACGAATCCGAACTCATGGTCGCCCTCCGGGAAATGGCGAAGGAGCTGACCTCGGAAGGGGCGATCCTCAAGCGGGCCGATTGGGTTTATGAGCCGGGCAAGGCTCAGACCCAATGGGTGAAGTTCAAGAACCTCGTGGAGTACGATGCCGTAATCATCGGGGCGCGGAAGGTTCCGGCCGGGAGGGAGCCGGGCCGGAGACTGTTACGGGAAGAGGCTCTTGGGGCTTTGCCGCAGCAGACCAAGGAATCCCAAACGTGGGTGTTTCGTGTCGCCGTCAAGGGGCCGGACGGGAAGCTGATCCCGATTGAGGCTGACCGGACGCTTGGCCCTTCGGACCTTACACTCGATTGGGACGAAGCCAAGCAAGCCTATAAGGGGACCGACGATCCGAAGCTCTGGAGCCCGCCTTTCGGATTCACCTGTCCGGGCTTCGAGAGCCGGGGCGAAGGCGAAACGGCTTACGGTGTCACGTTTGCGGTCAAGCTGATCGAACCGCCTGAGTGCGGTCTGGTCGTGACGGTTGCTCCCGCTGCCTTCCAAGTGTTCGAGAGGGAAGACGGATCGAAGGGCTACGCTCACACTTTTCCCCGTGTTACTGGATTGAAGATAGACCAACGCACCCCCGGCCGAATCGAGGATATTCTTGAGGCATTTCGTAGACTCAGGCCGGAAGCACTCGCCAAGGAGTATTGTGATGTCTGACGTTTGGAGGAGACTGAGCCGCGAGTTTCAAATCCTCGCCAAACATCTAGGCGGGGCTCACGACGAAACGATCCATGGAAACAGAGCCGCAGCGGCGGCGGTTGCAAACTCCTCTCGTTCGTGGAAGAAGTTCGCCTCAAATCTCGATAGACTTAGAGGAGCGTTTGGGGAACGGGGCGAGACTAAGATCGAACAGGGAGCCGTCGAACGAATCAAGAACGAGGTCAACTCATCCCTTGGAGATTTTGAGAAATCGGTTGGTCGCTTGGAGCGACAAATCTTCAAGCACCCCGACAAAGCCGCCCGAATCAATCTTATCCGTGGCACGAAGGAGATTCGGCGGGAACTCTTTCAGTTACGTCAAGACTGGAGGAAGGGCGCTTTACCGCAGGTGTTCGCCAAAACGAGGGTGATCGAACACGCGATTGAGGGGAATGACCGCACCATTGCGGCCTCAAGGTGACGCTCCTAGAAACACTCCAGAAGCAGTTTCCGGCCGGTTTCTTGGATTACCCGAACCCTTCGGAGAAGGATCTTCGTTGGACCTATCAGCACCATTGGCGCGGGTCCAAGAACGTTCACGGGGACATTCGGTTTGCTCAGGACGATCACTTAATCGGGTTCACTCTGGCCGTCCAGCTTCCGGGGATCGACGTTCCGGGACTGGACGAAATTGAAACCGCCTCGGTCGAACGGGCGCACAAGTACGCGCTCGGCAACCCGGAGAAGTTCAAGATTCATCCGCGCACGGGAGACTTCGCCACGCGAAGGACGGCGGACGGGGTGGAACGGGCAACCCAAGTGCTTTCCTTCCCGAAGGCAAATCAACCCCTAGACTGGCTCACCTTCGAGGGTGTCTCACCCCCCGGCAAGGTGGGGGCAACTACGAATCTCCCGGGTGTCATCGACATTATCGACCGTGGCACCTATACGCCGGGGGCGAGGAAGGCTTCAATTTGGGAGGTCTTCATCGACGGCAAGGTGTTCAAAGGCCGGTACTTCTGGCGACCGCTGGCGCTTGGAGGGACGAGAAAGAACATCCTGAAGGTGACCCTTCCGCCGTCGGAAGAACAGACCGTCGAAGGAGTGACGCTCGAACTGATCCGGCCGGATTCCCAACTCCCGAACGTGCTGGCGAAGTCAAGTCGGGAGGAACGTCCTTGGGTTCCTCCGCAGGGCTGGAGCGCCCTTCCCCCCGAACTGGAGCGGCGAGTCCCCAATCATCTTCGGTATTGGACCAAAGAGCGCGAGGTCGAACGCCGGAAACTCCGCGACGAACTCTTTGACCGCTGGAAGACCGAGGGGTTGATCGCGGAGCTGGAACGCGGGGAACTGGAGAAACATCTCGGGGACGCTCACGATCAAGGCACTCATGGGCGCAGAGGGGTACCCGAACCATCGGAAAGGGAAGAGCAGGAAGGGAGTCTCAATTATGAGGCTCGCCGGGCCGAAGGGTGGGTCGAAGGCGGTGCCAGATACGCGAGTACGGAACCCCATCATGTTAGAAGCGAAAGCGGGGCTTGGAATTATGTTCAGATGCATAATGAAAAGCGGGAAAAACTCCTGTCTCTGATTATCGACGGCGAATATCAATCGGATGACGGAAGCGTACATAAGCCGGAAGGAAGTAAAACGCTGAAAGCCAAAATAAGCGCCATTGAGAAATTTCCAAAAATTTCTGACGATCCCGGAAGGGACTATGAAGCCGCCTTCAAAGCCGGAACGGTAAAAACGTATCTTCAGCGCGACGATTCTGGAGTTGTGCAGGACGTGAGAATCTATCCCGGCGAGGAAAGCGGATTCGAGATGACATCCGATGGATGGGATGAAGTAGCGTCTACCGAAGACGAGTGGAAGGCGGAATACTACAGCGCCGAATTAGTACGGGAGCCTAGAACCGAGAAGCATCTAGGAGGAGCCCACGATGAATCGAGTCATGGAAGAAGAAGGGGTGGGACGGTAGGCGAACGGATCAGAGAACGCCGGAATCAGTCCGCCGGATTCCGGTTGGGCGACGAAGCCAAGCGGGCCGATGATCGGGGGGAGTTCTACAAGGAAATATTCGGCAAGGATTATTTGACGAATGCCAAGGCGTCTACTGACATGATCCTCGGTTGGACCGGCGGCCCTCATACCGTGGGCGGGGTGAAGATGCGCGTGATCGCCGCAGATTTTTACGGGCGTGGCGTAGAGGACGATTACTCAGGAGCCAAGGCGCTGCTCCGGGAACGCTGGTCAAATGGCGTTACGGACGTGGAGCGCGAATCGTTCGTGGCCGAAAAGGTGCTGTCCGAAGAGGCTTTCGAGCGCGAGCATGGAAGCTCCACCACCGTCTACAGGGGGGTCAATGTTCCCGAGGAGATCGCCGATAGAGTGAATGCCGGTGAAGAAGTCGAAGTCGGCGTGAACGTGCTGTCCTCTTGGTCCTTATCAAAAGACATAGCGGGACAGTTCAAGCAAGTGCCCGGCTTCTTCATCGTCGAAACGGAGGCGAAGAAGGAAGACGTTTGGGGCTACTTTAAGTCCGGCTCGTTGGGGTGGAAGGGGAATGAGTCCGAACAAGAGGTGATTCTTGGCTTCCCAAAGCCGCGCCTGAAGGTCAAGCTGGAAGGGGGCCGACTTGTTGCGAAGAAACTGGCCGAAGGCCGTGGAATCCTGCTTATCATCGACGGGGACGCAACCGCTAACTGGCTCCACGAGAAGCCGTCTGAGGCGAAGCTCGTGGAAGTTGAAGAACTCCAAAAACACCTCGCCGGGGCTCACGCGGAGAAAGGCGGCCCCGGTTCGGGCAATTTCGGGCACCCGGGCCGTCCCGGCGAAGTGGGCGGCTCCGGCCCCACCGGCGGCGGAAAGGTTCCGACCCGGACGGCGGGTGTTCATGGCCGGGTTTCGGGCGCGTTCGCCCGCGCCAAGCAGCGGCTCGAAGGCCGCATGAACCGGCCGCTTGATCCGCAGGAGTTCAAGACCGAAGGCCAGCAAACAAGACGGGAGTTGAAACGGGCCGAGGATGATATCAGGCGATTCGAGCGCGAGCATCGAAGGGACATGACGCCAGGCGAACGCAAGAAGCTGGACGAAATGAAACAGCAGTTAGCCGACACCCGGGAGAAGATTGCCCGAGCCGAAGACGAACACAAGCTCGCGTGGATCAAAGCGAAGAGGGAAGAGAAAGAGGCGCGACTCAAGGCCCGCGAAGAAGAGCGGGCGGCAAAGGCTCAGGCTCGAAAGGAAGAGCGGGAAGCGCAGGCTCAAGCTCGGTTCAACGCCCGTCAAGACCTCAAGGCTGCCAGAGAGGAACAGCGGGCAGCCGTCAGGGCTCAGAGAACTCAGGCCGCGTTGGAGCGTCGCCAGCAGCAGCTTCGAGCCGCCTTCGAGCGGCGCAATCAGCGGGAGGCTATGGCCCGTGTTCAGCGCAAAGAGCAGGAAAAGAAAGCCAAGAAGAACTCCCGCAACAAGCGAACCCCCTCCAAGACCAACTACGGGAGGGCAATCCTCACCGCTTTCGGGCTGGTGAACCGGACCCTCAGCCGGGCCGCCTCGATCCTCCGGCCGGTCCGCAAGGCCGAAGAGGTCGAACCTTCAGGCCCCGAGTCCGCAAGCCTTCTGATTGTCGGGGACGGCCCGGGCGAGGCCGACGTTCAGGCGGGGGCACCCTTCGCCGGAATCTCCGGCCGGTTCCTCCGCGACGTACTGGCGAGCCTCGGGGCCGACGCGGGCAAAATCCGGTTCGATAACATCTTCCGAAACAGACGCGAGAAACTGGAGGCGGATGAAGTCGAAGAGGAAGGTCACGAAAGAGCGGTTGAAGCCTTCGAGTTGCCGGGCTCCAAGGCGGTCTTGCTGATGGGGCAGACGGCGATCAAGGGCTTCCTTGGGCGAACGGCGGGGCTTCGAGGAAAGACTCTGATCGTCACGCGGCCGGACTCCGACAAGAAGCTCGTTGTCTTTCCGACCTTCCACCCGGCCTTGATCGTCAGGACCGGCCGGAAGGGATCGAGGAACTATCGGGCGTGGATCGAACACCTGAAGCGGGCGCTACGATTCGTGAAACTCATTCCGGGAGACTCCGGCCTGGAGTCTCAGGCGATTGAGGAAACGATAAAGCTACTGGCAAAAGGCGGCCCCGGCTCGGGCTTCTTTGGGCATGTCGGACGGCCGGGGGAAAGAGGAGGTTCCGCTCCGGCCGAAGGCGCAGCGAAGCCGTCCGAAGCCAAGAAACCAAAACCCGCTCCGTCCGAACGTCCTCGCCGTTACGGGCTGAACCCCGACAAGGACGCCGACAGGGACGGAGTTGACGACGAATCGAGAGTGGGCGTCCCGGCCGACAAAGTTCCGCCGCCGCCCACAATCCCGAGGCTTCCCAACCTCACCGACAAGGAAAGGGAAATCGAAGACCGTTTCGCCAAAGCCTTCGAGGAAGACCCCGACGCGCTGGTGAGGGCGTACCGGGAGAAGCTCGCCAAGGGCGAGATCGGGGACGCCCCCAACATCTACAACACCGATGACGCGAAGCTCCTCTCGCCCGACTACAACCCGCAGGGCGTCTCCGAAGAGGAGTTGAAGGCGGCCCGGGCAGAGAACAACATCCTCGTTCACCAGACTGCAAATGCCGTCGCCAAGCGGGCCTTTCTGGAGCGCCTCGACGAATTGGAGAAGCTCCCGCCCGATCAAAGAACTGTGCTGGTGACGAGCGGCGGTGTCGCGGCGGGGAAGGGCTATGCTCTCGGCAAAGTGCCCCAAGCTCAGGAAATCGCCTCCAAAGTTGGAGCCGTCTGGGACGCTGCCGGGGAACAGAACGCTACCGAGAATCCTTGGATTCTCAAGGAGTGTGAGCGGCGGGGGATTCGGCCGATCTTCGCGTTCGTCCATGCCGATCCCGTAGAAACTTGGGAGAATCCCCAACGGGGGGTGATCGAAAGGGCGAACAAGAAGGGGCGAATGGTGGACGCCGAACTCTTCGCCGATTCCTACGCCCGAGGAGCCAAGAACTTCGACGCCTTCCAGCGGAGAAATAAGGACAAGGCCGACTTCATCGTGATCGACAATCGGGGAACGCCGAAGCTGCTGGACTCCGTACCCCAAGAGGCGCTAGAATTGAGATCGGAAGCGATCCGGGACCGGGCCTTAAAAGCATTGAGCGCCAGCAAAGCGAAGCCTTACGTCAAAGCCGGGGGATCTATTGGAACGAGGGTCTTCCGTGCCGCTTCGTGACGAACTGGCCCGGCTCCTGCTTCGGAATCTTTCCGAAAACCGGGAAGACCCGGACGGCTTCGACGCCGAGAAGTTCGACCGGGACCGAAAGGCGAAACCGGTTGAACTCCAGAAGCACCTAGGCGGGGCGCATGACGAGTCGAGTCATGGTCAACGCGGCCAAGCCCCGAAGGTGTCCGAACGGATCAAGCAAGTAGGCGGCGGTTTCACCTATCAGCCCGTTACCGGCCTGAGTCCGAAGACCGGCTTTGCCGTCTCCCCCTTCCGGGAAGCTGAGAGCGTCGTGGACGTGAAGGGGCTCTCCCAAGAGGAGATCGAGAAGGTCAGAACGGTCAAGCGGATGCTTCCCGAACTCGATCAGTACGTCGAACGGCATTGGGACCGCTTCTCCGATCCGACCGTTCACGTCGGAGGCTGGCACGATTCGGAAGCCGGGAAATACTACCTTGACTTGTCGGTTGTAGTTGACAGTCAAGAGAAAGCCAGTATAATAGCTAAGGAGCACAAACAGGAGGGCGTTTATGACCTCGAAGCCGGACGAACGATCATCGTCAAGCCCGAAGAAGAGAGAAGGAAGTCCGATCTCGGGGACTCTTCTTCGCCCGAGGGACAGGAGCCCGGAGGCGAAGGAGGAACTCAAGCGGGCGCTGAGGGATCACTTCCTGAACTCGATTCGGAGCGGGAAGTAGGGAAGGGGTCGGCCGCTTCCGGCCATTGGGGACATGAGAGCGTCGAAGGTCAACACGGAGGCAGCGCCCCGGGAATCGGGTCTGTCGTCGATGAACTCGGGGGACACAAGAAGTGGCTCAAGCTACGAGGGAAAAAACTGGACGATCCCGGAACTGCGAATGAAGTCCGAACTGCTATCGGCAAGCTCCGTAAGTTTCACAAGATCGTCGTATCGAAAGAACATGGAGTCGGAGAAGCCGGGGAATTGGCTGTACATCAGGCGATTGCTCAAATGCCCGCTCCGGTCCGAAGGGCGTTGAAAGATATGGGCGTCAGCGTCATCATAAAAAATAGGCAGACGGGGGAGCCTCCCTCTTTTGAAGTCGGAGGCCAGCAGTTCGTTCAAGGCGGATCGGCCAACTACGGGACCGGAACTATCACGATCTGGAACGATCCTACTAGGGAGCCTTCGATCCAACATTCATCGGCCAGCGATCTTGCTTCCCACGAAATCGGCCATTTCGTAGTGCAGTCGATCATGGGGCGAGCGGTGGAAGAGGAGGCACGGGCCGAAAAGGCACACGAGGATCATGAGTTAATGGTGGAGAGAATAAAGAATCAGCGAAGAGACTTCAGAGCGAGAACCGGAAGGGAACCGAGTACAGGAGACGATCCCGAATTGGATCGGCTGGAAACGGCTCGGGAAAGATTGTTTGAAATCAAGGAGACGGCTCAAAAAGCAGAGATTCGAGGTCTTGTCCGCGCCTTCGGCGAAGCCACTCTCGACGAAGGCGGCGTGACAGAGTATTCCCATTCCTATGTCAAAGCTACCAAAGGTCCGTTTGAAACCCGGTCCCGGAATGACGTTTGGGAATCGACTGATCCTGAGTTCAAGACCCTCTACCAACAGCGAAGCGGCACCGGTAGCAGAGCTTTCATTTCTCGTGCAGCGAACGAGAACTTCGCCGAAATCGTGGCGAAAGGAATGTTTCCGGCCGGGGTAGGCGGCTCTGAGCCTATGTCCCAACGAGTGAGCATGAAACTCTTCGCTCAGAATTTTCCGAGAACCATTAAGGCGTTCAAGAGACTTTGGGCTGTCGCAAACAGGAGCGACAGAATCCCAAGCCACTTCCGAGCTGTCTGATGCCGAAAACCGAAACACTCTTCTTCGACGCCGAAGGCAAGCGCGTTGACGCCAAGGACGCCGTTCGAGCCGAGCGGCACACTTACTCCGAAGAGGGGACACTGCTTCTCAGGGAATATTTCGTCGCGGGGCCGAAGCGGGAAGTCTCCAAACAAACCGGAACCTTCGTCCTCCAACGCCGCTTCTGGCGGGTCCGGGAGGTCGTGCGTGAAGGGCCGACGAAACAGTACTGGCACCTCCGGCTCGATCTTGGGGGGCGGTTCGCCCCGGCTCTCTTGCTTGAAGGCGACCCTCTCTCCTCCAAGACCGTTCCGGGAACCTACGACCCGAAGGCTTCCCGGATCATGCTTCAGCGAACAGGCACCTTCGGCGCGGAAGAGATCGACGATCCCAAGCCGGAGAAGGTCGGAGAAGTCACGATTGAGGAGTTGGACCGAGGCTCACTCCAGTTGGAAGAGGATGGCCCCGAAAAGAAGATTATCAAGCTGGCCGGGCAAAGGCTTTCTGGTCGGTTCGCCGTGCAAAACGAAGGCGGCGGGATTTGGAGTTTGACCCGGCTCGGGTAGGCCGGGTCGTCTAGTACGAGTTGATGAAACATCCCTCCGAACTCTGGGCTCTCCGAAGGAAGCATCTAGGAGGAGGCCACGACGAATCGAGTCATGGACGAAGAGGCGAAAAATTACCCGAAATCCATTCGCTGAACGGTAGGAGAATTTTTGGACGAGGAGCGATTAGAGTGGGGGGCAAGCGGTACGGTTATTATATCGGGAGGGCTTTCGACAAACGCAATTATACGTTTGATAGGGACGGAGAGATATGGTCATCTTCAAAACGAAGAGCTTTTGAAGAAGCTCGAAAGGTTGATCGGCTGATGGAGCTGGGCGAAAAGACCCCCGAGTCGAAAAACGTCAGGAAGTTCATCCCCTTCGTCCACCGCGAAGAGCAAACGATCACCAAGCAGGACGGCACCCAAGAGCGCCGCCGTCTGATCTATGGCGTTGTTTACGAGCCTTTCACTGTAGACGCCCAAGGGGATTGGGCAACCCCCGAAACCATCGAGGAAGCCGCGCACAAGTTCCTGATGGAGTCGCGCAAAATGCGAGTCATGCACAAGGTCAGCGCAGATCGGATCATTCCCGTCGAATCTTTTATCGCCCCGCAAGACTTCCAGCTCGGCCGAACTCTGGTCCGCAAAGGATCGTGGGTTCTCGTCTCCAAAGTCCTCGATGAAGAGATTTGGAAGGCCGTCGAGTCCGGCCAACTGAGGGGCTACTCCCTTGGTGGGCGCTCCAGCGTTCGCAACGGCGAAGCTCCTCCGCGCTGATTAGGCCACGCTCCGAATCCCCCTTCCGTCTAGTACGCCCGAAAATGTCGGGCCGGGAAAAGAAGCTCCGAAGGCTCATGGATCTTTCCGTTCACGAGGTTTCCCTCGTGGATTCGCCCGCCAACCAGAAGACCTTCGCCAAGATCATCAAGCGCAAGGAAGACGACGAAGAAGACGAGCGCGAAGAGGACGAAGCGGAGGAAGAGGGCGACGGCGAGTTGACGGAAAAGTTCGAGACGCTTTGCCTTGAGGCGGCCGAAAAGCTCGAAGAGGTCCGGGGCGAGCTGGAGAAGCGAACACTGAAGGCCCGCACGGCAGACGGGCGCACCGCTTCCGATCCGGTTTCCTTCGGCGACGTTCTCAAGGCCGATGAGTTCGATTCGGTTGCCTCCCTCCTCGAATCCGTCGAGAAGGTCTTTGGCGCATACCCATACCCTTACCCGTTCCGCCGGAGCCCGTATCCGGGGACCGACAAGCCGGGAATGCCGTTCGATCCCTCCAAGCTCAAAGCGGCCCTTATGGCCGCGATG